AGTAGTGTACTACCAAGTATAAATAACGTTCAAAGAGTAAAGTGAATAAACATCATACATGATGATCTGGATTCTGCTCACTGTTGTCACTGTGACAATTGCAAATCCAGTCTACCAACGTTGCTTCCAAGATGGTGCTATAGTGAAGCAAAATCCATCAAAGGAGGCAGTTACTGAAGTATGTCTGAAAGATGATGTCAGCATGATCAAAACTGAGGCAAAATATGTGAAAAATTTGACCGGAACATTTTCAAACAATGTTGCAATGAGAAAATGGCTAGTTGCTGATTGGCATGATTGTAGGCCACAAAAAAGAGCTGGCGGACACATAAATGTTATTGAAGTAGGCGATGACCTGTCTTTACACACAGAGTCTTATATATGCAGTGCAGATTGCGTAATTAGTGTTGATAAAGAAACAGCACAAATAAGGTTACAGACAGACACCACTAATCATTTTGAAGTTGCAGGAACAACTGTAAAATCGGGATGGTTTAAGAGCACTACATACATAACTTTAGACCAGACTTGTGAGCACTTGAAAGTCTCTTGCGGACCTAAATCTATTCAATTCCATGCATGCTTTAATCAACATATGTCATGTGTTAGATTTTTACATAGTACTATATTACCAGGATCGATTGCTAATTCTATTTGTCAAAACATAGAAATAATAATATTGGTTACTCTTACATTACTAATATTCATACTCTTGAGTATTTTGAGTAAGACATACATATGTTACATACTAATGCCAATATTCATACCGATTGCTTATATATATGGTTGGGTTTATAACAAGTCATGTAAAAAATGCAAGTTATGTGGCTTAGTTTACCATCCATTCACAGAATGTGGGACACACTGTGTCTGTGGAGCAAGATATGAGACTTCAGATAGGATGAAGTTGCATAGAGCTTCAGGATTATGTCCTGGTTATAAAAGCTTAAGAGCAGCAAGAGTAATGTGCAAATCAAAAGGCCCAGCATCAATACTATCTATTTTGACTGCAGTGTTAATACTAACATTTATTACACCTATGAATGCTATGGTGCTTGGCTCATCAGAAGAGGTGTATAAATTAGAGGATCTACCTGATGATATGCTGAACATGGCGGAGAAGATAGATATTTACTATTTATCTATCGTATTGAATTATAGTACTACATGGGGGCTATTAATCTTGTTGTTAATAGTGTCATGTCTGTTCAAAAAGTATCAACATGTATTTTTGAATTATTATGCCATGTATTGCCATGAGTGCGATATGTACCATGAAAAGAAAAATCTAGTATATAATGGGGATTTTTCAAACAAATGTCGGCAGTGTACATGCGGGCAATATGAAGATGCTACAGGTTTGATAGTCCATCAAAAATCATATAACTGCTTGATTAAGTATAAGGCAAAATGGTTTATAAATATACTTATAATATATACCATATTAGTACTCCTGAAAGACTCTGTGTTGATGGCTGCTGCTGAAGGACCAGATTTCAATACATGTATTGAGCAGAGAAGCATTTCATTAAATTGTACTGGGCCATTTATAAATTTGGGAGGATGTGAAAAACCTCAAAAGAGGGCGAGCTATCAATCAATAGCTGAACAGTTAAAAGCAATCAATGCAATATCAATACTTGACATGCCTATGATTTCAAAAATACCAGATGATATATCTGGAGCTTTAAGACATATTGAAAATCTCAAAACATACCATGAACAACTAACAGCAGAATTTGCAATGTTGACAAGATACTGTGATTACTACACCCAATTCTCTGACAATTCCGGATATAGCCAAACCAGCTGGAGAACATATTTACGGTCTCATGATTTTGAGGTATGCATTGCATATCCAAATCAACATTTTTGTAGATGTGTCAAGAATGGAGAAAAATGCACAAGTGCTAACTGGGATTTTGCTAATGAGATGAAGAATTACTATACTGGAAAACAGATTAGATTTGACAAAGATCTAAATTTAGCACTTACTACACTACATACCGCATTTAGAGGAACATCCACATATTACATGTCAGACATATTAGCAGAGACAAAAGCGAACTCATTGAGAGACTACGCATTAGCACTCAAGAGTAAGTACCCTGGAAATGCCTTGTTGAAAGCTATTCTAGATTTCATAATGTACTTGCAATCCCTAAATGAGGCTACAAAATTCAAGCTTAGTAGTGATTGGGAAGACTTTAAATATAATTCTGAACCAGAAGCAAGGGCATTAATGCCTCGTGCCAGGAGCTCTGGTGATTACAATTTTAGCAATGCAGAAAGCACAAATAAGGTAAAAGTTTGCAAGAACATACAACGTGTAATGTGCTTATCTCCAAGATCCAAAGCTACAGTTGAGGACATTATTGCATGCGGTGAACATGAGCATCCATCAGTGTATATGGTTCCAAACACTACTATATACCAGTCCAACATTGAGAGGAGCCATTACTGTATAGCTGACTCACATTGCCTAGAAGAATATGAGCTAGTTCAGAATGAACTATTAACTGCATTAAAGAAATCCACATGCTGGACTGGAGAGTTAGAAAATGTTATACCACATAAACAAAGTGATGGGATCCGGAGCTGCAGGACGAAGAACACAGGGAGATGCAATGTTAAAGGTGAAGATTGGACTGTCATCTTGTGTGAAAATGATAAATATTACTACTCAGAATTAAATAAAGACTATGATAAGGATCAAGATATAGGTCATGTCTGTTTAAGCCCTAGATGCAACTCAATTAGATACCCAATAAGCCCAAGACACATCACTAATTGCAAGTGGGAAAACCCTGCTGGAACAATCAGTAGAATAGAGACCCATTCATTAGCTGATATAGAGCAATATAAGAAAGCAATATCACAGAAATTGCAGAATAGTTTAACAATTTTTAAATATGAAAAAACAAAGAACTTACCACATATAAAACCTATTTATAAATATATAACCATAGAAGGTACAGAAACTGTTGAAGGTGTGGAAAATGCATTCATAGAGGCAGAGATTCCAGCATTGGCTGGTACTTCAATAGGATTCAAGGTAAATTCAAGAGATGGTGATCATCTGATGGACATAATTGCATATATTAAGGTTGCATCTTATTCATCAACATATACGAAATTGTATACGACAGGACCAACCATTGGTATTAATACAAAACATGATGAAAAGTGCACAGGTAATTGCCCAGCAAGATTAGAACATAAAGTAGGCTGGCTCACCTTTGCTAAAGAAAGAACAAGCACATGGGGCTGTGAGGAATTTGGCTGTCTAGCTGTAAGTGATGGTTGTGTCTTTGGTTCATGTCAAGACATCATAAAAGAGGAACTATCTGTTTACAGGAAAGATACAGAAGAAGTGACTAATGTTGAATTGTGTCTAACATTTGCAGATAAAACGTACTGCACAAGTTTAAATGCTATTACCCCAATCATAACAGAAAAGTTTGAAGTGCAGTTTAAAACTGTTGAATCTTATTCCTTACCTAGAATTGTAGGAATAAGAAACCATGAGATTAGAATTGGCCAAATAAATGATTTGGGCAGCTATTCTAAAGGATGTGGAAATGTTCAAAGRGTGAATGGCACAAATTATGGTAGTGGTCAACCAAAGTTTGACTATTTATGTCATCTTGCCAGCCGAAAAGAAGTGATTGTCAGAAAGTGCTTTGACAATGATTATCAAGCATGCAAATTCCTGCAGACACCATCAAGCTACAGATTAGAAGAGCATGAAGGAACAGTAACAATCATAGATTACAAAAAGATCCTAGGTACTATAAAAATGAAAGCAATTTTAGGTGATGTCAGATACAAGAATTATGCTTCAGCCATTGATATAAATGCTGAAGGGGTTTGTGCAGGATGTATTAATTGCTTCGAAAATATACACTGTGAATTTACAATACATACTACAATTGAAGCAAGTTGCCCTATTGAGAGCGACTGTGTATCTTTTCACGATAGAATGCTAGTCACACCAAATGAGCACAAATATGCTCTAAAACTAATATGTGAAGACAAGCCAGGAAGTACACTGAAGTTCAAAATATGCAACACAAAGATTGATGCTGCTATGACATTGGTTGATGCTAAACCAATCCTAGAATTGGCGCCAGTAGACCAGACAGCATATATCAGAGAAAAAGATGAGAGGTGCAAGACTTGGATGTGTAGGGTGCGAGATGAGGCCATCAAGGTTTTACTAGAACCATTTAAGAATTTATTTGGTTCATATATAGGTATTGTTTATAGTATAATCCTAATTATTATTGCAGCAATAATTATAATTTATATAATACTGCCTATCTGCTTCAAATTAAGGGACACTTTAAAGAAGCATGAAGATGCTTATAGAAAGGAGATGAAAATTAGATAGTAGGTGAGGTCTAAAAGTTGCAAAAAGGCGCATTTAGATTAGATTTATTTATTTTGGGTTATAAATTTGGGGTAATTAGGGTTGGGGTGGGTTAAGAAGAGCAGCTTTAGAAATTTGTAGAATCATTATGTATACT